TTCTTCGATCATAGGTTTAAGCTCATTGATAAGAGCAGATACCTGCTTATCCTTTTTCTTTTGATTCTCATATATCTCTTGTAAGAGATCTGAAAAAGTCTTATTCCCAAAAACAGTTTTATCGAATTGACTCATAATATTTTTGTATATAAATATTGAGTTAATCGAATTTTATAACACCAGTATCTAAATAATATAAGTATGCTTTCTGGAAGATAGAAGAAAGACGGTTTGCTATTTTTGTAATTTGGGGGGTTTTAGCATCGATTACCATCTCCCTTATGTAGATATATAAAGCTTTTTTGTTAAATACATCTAAATTTTCTCTTTGCTTAAAGAGTTCAAGAATTGCATCTGCTATTTTAGCATCGTTGGCTTTTGGGAAATATTCAAATAGTTTTTCTGTACAATGAGTACAAAATACATCTATAAAAGCTGACAATTTTTCAATGCCTGGGGTCTCGTCGTCTATTCTGTATGAATGATTTTCATCCGAGTAAAGATCTTCAACAGGGGCTTTATCTACTTTTCTTTTATAGTTTTTAGTATTTGAGATAATTAAATATCTCTTAACAATAGTACCAAAATAAGAATATGCTTTTGCTCCCTTCTCAGGATTAAACAAATGCATCTTAGTAAGCAAGAAAGCAATAATCTCGTGTTGAAGGTCTTCAATATTATCTACTTCAGTGTGGTAGAATTTGAAGGTATGGATGATATTCTCCGTTAATTTGAAGAATGGATAATGTATACGTTCGTGATATATTTTTTCTTTGAGCTCGAAATTATCGGATCTATTATATTCGATTATTGCGTTTTCGGTATCTTGGGTAAAATATTGAACTCCTTTAGTTTTTTTTGACTTAACTGCCATTTTTTTATTTCTCCACCTTATAATCTTTTAGAAGGTCATTTAAAAGTTTAACTCTCTCGAAAAAGAAACCTACTTCATCGTCCGACTTAAAAGATCCTTTTTCATCTATTTCTTTTACTCTTTTGTCGACAAATTGAATAACCGAGTTGACATCGCCTATATATTTTTCATATTTGACGATTAAGTCTTCTGCTTTTTCGTTTTTCCGTAAAAGGTTAAAGGTCGTAAATCCGAGGACTACGACCAAAAACCCAAGTACTAAAATTGCTGTAATCATAAATTATCTAGCATACTTTTTAATCCTTCACTTCTAACCGAACTCAACGCTTTAGCTTTAGCAGCCGCAGGTTTTGCTTTGGGCTTTTCATCTGTCTTACCCAATATAAAATTGGACTTACCAGGAAGCAAGGAATCTTTAAATTCTTTTAACCATTCTTGTTCAAACTCAATACGAGCAGCCATAAGATCAGCCTGGTGAATGATAAAGGGGAGGGCATTACGTGGTCTTTGCTCGGCCATAAAACCCATTAAATACTTTTTATTGGCTTCATCGTACAAACCATCGTGGGTCTGGATAGCTACCATTTCATTAAAAGTATAATTTACACCGTGATGCTGGAGCATAAATAAACTTCTATCAGGGACTGAAGCGAATGCTAAAGCTTTATTAAACATCCATTCTTCTCCTAATTTTTCACGTCTCCATTTATCACTTTGAGGTACATAGGCCTCATTATCCTCGTCGCCCATTTTACCTAAATCGTGGTTTAGAGCGGCAAATACAAGTTCTTCAATAGTGAAAGTAGATAGGTCGGCACCTTCTTCTTCCCACAATTTATAAACCTTTAAGGCACAACGAACTACACGATTTACGTGATCTACATAACCACCTACAAAAGCATTGTGATATTCTTTTTTATGAGCAGCAGGCATAAACATAACACGCTCTGCGTATTTCTCATAGAATTCAACTAATTTTTCTTTTCTGGGGGATTTAATATGGGCATTGATATTACCTATAAAAATTTCCCAATTAGATTGGATTTGTTCTGGTGTAAAATTCATCGATTGTTGAAATCACGTTGGACAGCATCTTTTACATCTTGTAAAATTTCTTCGGCTTCTTTAATTTGAGCTTGGAAATCTTCCCTTGTTGCCTGGCGTGTAGTTAGCATTTGTAAAGTTTTAAGTTTACCTTCTATCTTTTCAATTTTTTGTATAACGTATTGTGGTGCTTTCATAAATTAAAATTAAATTAAACATCTACCCCCGGGTTATCACCCTTCTTTCCCCCATCTTATCTCCCATCTCTCATCCCTATTCCCAAACCCCGTATCCCCAAGGTACAGAAAAAAATTTATGATGGCAAGCTAAGTTGAGGATTTTTGCAAAAGTCTTGTAGTTTTTTTAAATGAGCACATTTCTCGTACTCTTCACGTTCTTCCCAAAAATGAATGGCAAGTTTAAAACAACAGATTAGTTCTTCACTATTAAAAAATTTTAATGCTTCTCTGCATAATTCTTCTTCTAAGTTTACTTTTTCTATATAGTATTGAGCTCTATAAAAAACAACATTTTCACTTAATAAATCCAGGTCCTGGAGGGTGGGCATAAACATACCAATTTGATTCTGAAATGATTTTTCATTCAGTATCAATTTCCTAAACATCCCAACCTTAAACAAAGGAGTATTACTTAAATTTGTTTTATTATGAGATGAAAGGAGTTCTTGACCTGATTCCGAATCAAATAGATTAAATATCTTATTGATGTCCACAGATATAAATATATCACCATTCCAAACTTTCATATCTCGGATAATCTAAGAAAAGAGATGGGAATAAGCACGCTTATCCCCTTTCCCCCTGCCACTGTAGCTCCACTCTATTTTTGAGGAATAGAGAAACCTAGCATCTGACTGCGTTTATTTTCGGGGGCTCCCCTTATGATGTGTACCCGTCGGTACCATTATCAGTTACGGCCAAACCTGCGCCCAGGATTTTACTTTTTTCTCCCCCATAAATGAGCCTCAAGACGGACTCGAACCGCCGACCTACTGATTACAAATCAGTGGCTCTACCAACTGAGCTATTGAGGCTTTTAGACCCAACCACCTTACTATCTGCAGATGCGTGAGATTGAGGAGCTAATTGCATACACAATCTAGTTGGGTCCTTTGCACCCCCGGAGTGCGATTTGGTTGAGGGGAGGAAGTGTCCTGGGCTCCCACCAGCTTGGCTTTAGACTCCACTTATGAATACTCCCCCCCTCTGTCGGCTAGACTCAGTATTATTCTTCACGAGCGGAGAGAGAGGGATTCGAACCCCCGGACCTGTTACAGTCAACAGTTTTCAAGACTGCCGCATTCGACCACTCTGCCATCTCTCCGTATCTAAATATATAACATAACCCAAAAAGAATCACGCTATATAAATAAATAAAGTGCGCCTACTAGGGCTTGAACCTAGGACCTGCCGATTATGAGTCGGATGCTCTAACCAACTGAGCTATAGGCGCGTAGTGATCCGAACAGGATTCGAACCTGTGACCGTCTGCTTAGAAGGCAGATGCTCTATCCAGCTGAGCTATCGGACCGTAAAAAAAACCGAAGGTATGTAACTAACCTTCGGAGGAGCTTTTACTAGCAATCGTGAAGAGATCTGCTTATCAATAGGCAACCCAGTTCCTTCTAAATAAACGATTGTTTTTTAAAATAAATTGGATATTAGTTGATCAAATTGCTGTAAAATAGCAGGAAGAACGTTGTTACATTTTAGCACTCCTTTTTTTTGTACCGCCTGCCGGAATCGAACCGGCACGACCGTTTCGGGTCGAGGGATTTTAAGTCCCTTGTGTCTACCTATTTCACCAAGGCGGCAATATTTTATAAAGATAAAATTAAAATTTTAATCGATCAACCCACATAAAAGATTATTCATCTTTCTTTGTTGGCTAATCTTAAACCATTGTTTACGACAAGCAACTCCACAAGTCAATTTGTTTGACTTCCCAGAAATTGGTTGTTTACATATTTTACAAACTCGCTCAGACATAAGTTTTACCTAAAAATTCAATAGTCTTAATAGCTTCTTCGAGTTCGATTTGAAAAAACTCTCTATTATTATTAACTCGATAAATGTCTAAATATTGGTGAATTTCACCTTCAAGCAACATTCCATCGTGACATTTAAAAGCAAAAACCACTTTAAAAGGATAAACAACACCTGTAGATGCAGACAATTGTTTTGCTCTCTCCTCAGGAGTATTAGCAGTATACCCAATTTTTAAAAGGCCTGGCATAGATTCGTTTTGTAAAACATAAATCCAATGTTTACCCTCTCCTCTATACTC